CCCATGACTGTTAAGCGAAGGAAGCTATGACATTAGAAGAATACACAGAATATTGTGCTCAAAAAACAGCGATAGAACGGGATGAGACTTTTGATACGGTTTGCCGAGATTTGTATGCAAAAGACTACCGACATCCTGTTGAATTTTTAAATGACCTTTACCGAATATCCAATGACTCACCTCCCGGGGTTAAGCGGACAAGGGCTAACAAATGAATGGTGATGGTGTATGAATGAAATAGACATAGAAAGTTACAATTTCTGCTGGGAAAGAGTGGAGTGGTTCTACCAATCAGATGAGTGGAAATGGATGACGGGGACTAGGGAGCAACCACAGTTCGATATACCAACCATTGATATGCTAAAGGCCAATGCCATAAAGCGCATCAAAGAGGTTGAACGAACAGGGCAGTTATCACATTCAGGAGGGATGGTAGCCTTTCCTGAAGAAGGCGGGGTAGCCCTTGGCTTTATAGCTCATTATGCAAGCCCTCCGATAAGAAAACGCCAGATTAACGGGGAATGATGTATAATGACTTACGCGGTGCCCAGTAACAGATTTGCTCCTGATACTGGTCCCATCCTTAAACCCACGGGGCACCGCTATTTTAAATTGAGGGTATGAATTAGGGATGGAAGTGGACTACACATACATAAAATACAACCGTTCCGAACTAGCCAGAAGCCTACAAACCAAGCCTTTTTCAAGCCATCTATTGGCAGTCATTGCTCAACGCATTAAATACAAAGATGACCCCATTTTAGGTTTAAAAGCCGGCCAATGCTTCATGGGCGACTATGCCAAACTAGGGCTAACCAGGGGTCAGTACAGAAAAGCCTTAGAAAATCTTGAGAAATGGCAAATTGTAGCCACCCGCACAACCAACAGAGGAACCATTGTAACACTGATAAACAGTGACATATACGACCTTAACGCGTCTCCAGCAACCAACCACACAACCAACAAGCAACCATCCAACGACCAACAGCTAACCAACCAGCAACCACTAAATAAGAATGGTAAGAAGGTAAACCTAGAAGAAGTTATACCGCCTTCTTGTCCTCATCTAAAAATCATAGAGCTTTATCATGAGCACTGCCCTGATTTACCAAGGATACGAAGCTGGGAAGGTCAGCGGAAAGAGAATTTAAAACAGCGGTTCAAAGGCAAGACCAACCTTGAGTGGTGGGAGTGGTTTTTCAAGACGATACATACTCTCGACTTTTACAATGGCCGGGCAGATACCAGCCGGGACTGGAAAGCCAATCTTGAGTGGATTGTCAAACTATCGAACTTTCAGACCGCTTCGAAACCCAGACATGCTGCTCCCGTTTAACATACCTGACGTCGTTTCTAAGATGGTTCGTGATTACCCTGATTCAGACTATGAAGAACTGACGGGAACGCTGTACACCATCATGAGGACGCTCTGGTACGACGCATACAGGGACAAGCCAAAAAAGACAGCTGCGGCACCACCTGAGAATTAGGCCGCACAGCCACAGCCACTATAGAAGGTTAAGACCCACCGCTGGTTCTGGATAATTCCAGCCAAACATTAGTAGAAAAGATAAGCTCAATAGTATCATGTGAGCTATCCAGAGAAAAATCGCCTGCTATCTGTAAATTACCTGTGCCATCCTTAACAACTACGGTATCTGAGTCGGATGCTGGTGTTAAGACTAATCTGTCTCCAGAAACCCCGCCGTTAATGGTATCAAGATCGTCTGTTGACGCCGAAGCTTCTGTCGCAATTAACGTAAAGCTATTACCGGCATAGGTCACAACCCCACTGGAAATAGTTAAAATACCAGTGCGGGGAGTCCGTAGCCCCGTTGTAATTGTTGTTGAAGTTGTTGTTATATTGCCTGAGAAGGTGGTCGCGCCGGTGACTGTACCTAAAGTAATCGCGCCTGCAGACGCATCAATAGAACCCGCTGCCGTTAAATCCAGATTACTCGCAAAATTAGCAAACGCGGTGCCTGTCATCTCGGTGCCATTATAAACGCCTGCAACTGCATTAGCCGTTAACGCCGCAACTGCATCAGCAGCACTAATCACATTGGATCTGACAAAGCTGATATCATCCTCGGTCGCAATAACCACAACACTGTCAGCATCAATGACACGAACACTGAAAGACTTCGATGGATCAGCAAAAACAGGCACAGTTGTCCTGCCAGCTGAATCTAGTGGCACAGGGTTAGCATTAGCCCCACTTAAAGCAGACGTGGGAAAGGTATCCTGGTTATTAGTCGTACCGGTGGCCCAAAAATTGACAAACCCGCCAGCAACAACCTTGCCGGCAGCAGTAAAAAATTGTGGAGAGGGATTGAAAAATCTCGCTGTCATTTATTTATTCCTTTGCAATTCTATGGCAAGCGCCATTTCTCTTTGGTGTTGTTTTTTCTCTTCTCTCCGATCCGCCCAATTGGACAATTTTTGAACTCCGTAACAAATAATAGCCGCAATTATAAAAGCTGTAATTATAGTCTCTATCATTGTTCACCCCCTGGGCTTAACGTTCCGCCAGCAACAGCGCCCAACCCAGCAGCGCGAGCTTGCCTGGCAATGTCTGCCGCTTCTTTTGCGATAGCACTTTTCACAGTAGATAAATCAACATCATTCCTTACAAAAAGCTGAGAAAGTTCAGCTGCGGACCTTTTGCCCTTTGGGGTATTCCTTAAATAAGCTTTGGCAATCTCGTCAGCATTACTCCCGGCTCGAATAACTTGGTCTGCAAACCTTGCTGCCTTAGCAGTCAAACGTTGCGCTAACGCCTTTGCAACCTGCCCAATAACAGGAACTGCAATACCGCCCTCAATCCCAAATACAGCGCCACCAGCAGCACTACCCAACAAAGGGTTCACAATATTAACGGCTTGTCCTTCTGAGAATCCTAGTCGCCCCACAAGTTTGGCATTATTTGCCACAGTTGTCCCTTGAGATGCTCGTTTCATTGCGGCGAGTTCACCAACAGAAAAAAACTGTTTTTTACGTTTGTTTTTGTTGATCTTCCTAAGCTCTATTCTTAATCCATTTTCGAATCCACTAGCCGTATCTTTTGCGTTTTCAAATGCTTCTGCAATTAATTCGCCTTTCCTTGCCCGACCCCATATTTTCCTTGCTGCTCGATATTCAGCGCCAACATTTTTAGCGCCTTTTGGCTGAACGAGAACGTCACTGCCTACATCATCCAAAAACCCATCGATTTCATCAATGATTGCAATGGCCGGGCCTTTAGTTGCAGGATTAATGTCTTTTGCTACTGTCTGAGCCGTTGTTCTTAAATCATCAAGCTCATCCAAGCTTATCTGTCTTCCAGATTCAGCGGCTTCGGCAAAATCATCAATAACGCCAAAAATTGTTCGGTTAGTTCTTCGACTTGCGCCTGCCTCTTTTGCAACTCTTTCGATATTCTTAGTAAGTGCTGCCAGCGCAAGAGGTTTAACAGTCGATCCCTGGTCGCTAATTTCTTTAAAAACGGCACGAGAGGCGTCTTTAAGTTGATCTATGGATGGTGTTGATGCCTTGATTGCGGCATCCAGTTCCCTACCCGATTTTAATTTGGTCACACCTTTTAACGATGCAGCGCCGGTTAATTCCAATAAAGCCGTAGGTATAGTTTTAGCTGCCGCACCTACTGCCGCCGCCACTTCAGGCGATGCACCTAATCCTTGAGCTGTTTCTAAAGCGGTTGTACCTAACGCCTCTTCAGCAGCGCCAAAAGCTTCCACTGCAGGGGCAATCGCGCCTCCAATAGTTTTGAGTTGTTGTTGTGCAACTTGCGATTCAGGCTGAATCTGTATGCGCTCTCTAACACCTTCCACCACTGCCGCTGCCGCTGCAGGATCTTGGGTTAATACGCCGGTCGCGAGCCCTGCAATGCCAGCCGCAGGTTCAGCCAGGATAGAACTACCAATAACCCCCGCAGTCTCTATCGTGCCTTTGACTTGTTCGCCAAAAGTAGGCTCTCTGAGAGGCGGTAATGTTGAGAATATCTGATCTAATTCGGCCTCTGTCGGCGGTGAAGCACCAGTTAATCTGACCTTTCGACCAGAATCAGGGTCTGTGACCATAAAAACAGCCATTACCCTTCGATGACCTCAATTTGGAAGCGCCCAACATTCGTAGGTGTTTCTTCCGGGGTTGCATCCCTAACCTGTTTACGTGCTTTCTGTTGCTTGATGAACTTAGGAATAGTATTGCCCGGTGTACCAAGGAAACTCGCGGCCTCTTCATAATAATTGGATAGCTTTTCTTGCGAACTTTTACGCCGCTCAAGCCAGGAGATTAAATCACTAGGGGGAAGCTCTAGAGGTATAGCAGTTGCCAAGGCTAAATCAAGCTCACCCTTGCTCAGTGCGCCAAAAGTCACGGCACCAATAATATCCAAACCCATCTTGCGCCGCACATTATCTAATTTTACGGCAGAAGCTTTGATGGAAGGGAATCTGGATATAATCGGACCAGAAGCCGCGCCTTCTTCTTGTAACAATCTAATTGCTTCTTCAACATTTAAGTTAGCTTCACGAATTTGGCCGATTTGGTCAAAGAACTCACCAGATTTCTTGATTGCAGCTTTCCCCGCTGTGGTCTCAAGTGCGGCCTGACTCTTGATCGCTTCAGTTTCCCTTGATTTTTGGATATCAATCTCGGCCTGCTCTTGCGGCGTGACTCTCTCAAATCCAGCTTGGCGCCCAAATTCCTCAGCGCGCTGGATATCTGCCGGATCGCCTGTCACCTCCGCTATTTTCCTTAAAGTTTGCAGCGTTTGGAAATCTTTAGAAGAGGCTGTGCCGGTTTTTGTTGCCGGATCAACCAAAATCCCCTGTTCAATAAATGAATCAGTTAACAAATTCAAAGCCTCAGTACCGCTTTCAGGCTCTAATTTCAGAAATTCTATCTGCTCATCTAAATTGGATGTGTCTGCAGCAGGATTGAGGGTTCTAATGGTATCCCGGTGTTCTTTGATTAAAGCTGCCGCCGCATCAGCCCCGCCGGGGCCATTAGCTAAGGCAGTTGCTGCTTGAATAGTCCCCACAAAAGCCTTCAGCCGCTCTGTTTCGTTAAGCGGAATGTTAAAGCCTTTGGCTATTTTGAAAAATGCATCTGGATTATCTTTTCCCAAAGCGGCTAACTGGCCACCAAAAGAGGCGCCGATAATCTTTCCAATAGCTTCTCTTGAGCGGTCTTCCCGGCCTTCTTGTTGCCCCTGCCGTAAACCGCCCAGAATATCAGCTCGAGGCGGGTTTTGAAGTCCTTGCAAAACGCTAGGAGCAGCACCACCAGGAGGAGAAAATGGGAATGTCATGGGAATACCCCTGGAGGTGCTGTGGTCACTGATGCTGGTCGTTCAGGTTCCCGGCGACCAATTAATCTTGACAAATCAGTCAAGGAATCCCCGATAAGCTGCGTTTGGCCCAAAATCCCCGATGCCTCAATATTACCGACATTGGATGCGATTTGAGCTTGGTTCGTGCCTTCACCTACCGCTAAGTTGGCCAATAAAGTCGATAAACTCTGTTGTAGTTGCGCTTCAAAAGCACCGCTTTCAATTAACAGATTACCAATATTCGCTATCTGCCCGGCACCAATATCTGCTATTCCTGCGCCTTGACCTGCCTGTAAATCAGCTAATTGCCCGCTGGCGGTTTGAATCGCGTTAGCCAGTCTCACGCCTGCAGCATCCCTGACTTCTGCCTGACCACTGCCAAGATTCTCTAATATCTGACCCACATTAATGCCGGTACTTTGTTCTAATTGCGCCAGATTAATACCCAAATCACTTTCAATGCCCGAGGCCAAAGCCGCAACATTGCCTTGTGCTACCGCCCCACGCTGCGCCAAATCAGCACCCACTGCCTGTAATTGACCGACTTGCCCTGCGGCTTGTAAACCTTGTCCGGCCAGCCCGCCTAATTGACTGATGCGAGTATCAAAAGCCTGTTCAGCCCGTCCTAAAGCTCTACGTTGTAGTTCCTGTCGAACATTGCCACCACCTAGCCCACCGATAGCCGCTGCATTACGAATCGTCGCCCGTTCCTGTTCTTCCTGTAAAAACTGCTGGCCGGGGGATTGTTGAAATTGCTCAAACGCCGCGGCCTGTGCTTCCGGTCCCTGAGCGCCCAATAAAGCTGATTGCAGGTCAAATGCCTGCTGGCCGCCGGTTGAAAAGCCGGTTAAAGGGTCAATACCTTGTTCAATTAAGCCTAACCCCGTTTGTGTCGCCGCCCCAATGCCTGCGGCTGCTCCCTGTAGTGGTATCTGCGCCCGCGCTGCACCAGTTAGAAGGTCTTCCCTCGCTTGCGCTCCTGCGCCTTGCAGAGCGCCCACGGCGCCACCCGCACCTTGTAGTAGAGCTTCTTCAGCACCGATTAAGCCGGTTGGTGGCGTTCCAACCACACCAGTATTGGGGTCAACAGGGAAATTCTGCCCGGTTTCGAAATTAATTGGCGTTGCTGGTTGTTGAGCCGCCTGCTGGTTAAACTGCTGCCCAGGCTGTAGAACTCCCCCCGCAAAACCTCCTGTCGGAAATTGAGGCTGATTAAATGCAGACATTCCGGGAAATTGAGGCTGTGCACCAAACTGAGGTTGGCTAAATTGCGGAACGCCCCCTCCACCACCCGGAAGCGGAGTAGCACCTGGATTTACAAGAGTAGGCAATCCAAACGCACTGCTTGGCTGCTGTACTTGAAATCCGCCCGGTGGGAAAAAATCTGGGGAGGAAGGCAATGGAATATTGCCACTCCGAGATTCAAACCCACTGGTGCCGGGCGCAGGGCCAGCTGTCCGTTGTACCCCTTCGCCAAAAATCGGCTGCCCTGTAACCGGATCTTTGCCGATTGGCTGAGGCAATGCGCCCCCACCACCTCCCGCAGTAGGCGCAGGTCCGAATTGAGGTTGCTGTGGCAGAATTGGTTGCCCTGTCGGACCTAGCTGGATTGGTTGAAGCGTCGGCGACTGTTGAAATCCGACCCCAGGATTGAACTGTTGCGTTGGCAACGGAAGCTGGTTCGGATTAGGCAGTCTGAACCCTGTCTGTGGGGGCGGGAATCCACGGAAAGATACCATTTAGAACGGCCTCACTGCAGTGCGAGGTGGAAGTCTAAACCCGCCTTGGAAGCTATCAATAAGCTGTTGCTTGCCGGGAGCCGTGGGCGGTCTGAAGCCTGCGCCTGGCTGTTGAGGGGGCATTTGACTGGGCGCGGGTTGGCCAGGCAGCTGTGGAATTTCCAGTGGTGGCGGTGTCGGTACGGAACGCGCTTGAAAACCGCTTAAATCAATCGGACTGCCTAATATGGCATTCTGCACCTGACCTAAACCTCTCCCTATCTGTTCTTGGGCCAGAACATTGCCTTGTTGGAAAGGCGCTGTGACCTGTTCAGGTGTTTGACCTAATAAGTTGAGCGCACCGCCAAAGCCTTGGCGTTGAGCAATCCTGGCTTGTTCGAACCGGGGGATAATCTCTTCCCGAGCTCGTGCTGCTGCGGCTGCTAATGTATCAGATGCTCTTTCTTGGCCTTTTGCGGCTGCCTTGCCTGCTTGCCGTGTACCAACGGCGCCAATCACTGCACCACCGACGACTGCTGCTGCTACCCAAAAACTCATGTTAACCTCTCGAATTCTTCATACGATGATACCGTAAAATGATCCTCTATATTGGCCAAATCCTCTTCTCCGTCCCACGGATGAAAAGTCGTCCAGACAGAATCAGTCAATGCATGGATCGCCTTCTTTACACCCGCTCCCGAAACAAAACTATACGGCGCAGAGATATTATAAAACCCCTCGTCAGTTGAGACGACCAAATCACCTTGAGAAATGACGTTAATACACGGATAACGATGGACTCCCCCTGTTAGCGTGACCTTGGCGGGTACTTTCATCTCACGCGCAATAACCCCATTAGCAATGGTGTGATTGACTTCTAACTCGACGCCGTCCATCTCTAAAAGCGCGTTCTCCAATGCGAACACATTGTCTTTGTGTGATTGATTAACAGCTAACATTGAACACCGATAGTCAATAGTAATTTCCTCGTCGGCCTCAATATCTCTCAACGCTGTCAAATAAATAACTCCGTTTATACTCGAAGGCATCGCATTGGGCGAGTCAGAATGGTTAGTAAACTTCCCCGCAATAGTCCGTTTATTATCTATTCGGGCCGCGATCATTGTCGCATTCTGACTAAAGCCTATATCAGCAAATAACCCTTTGCCCTCAATCGTTGAAGGTCTTACAGAAATACCATAATACTCCGGCAACAAAAAATGGTCATCAGTATTTTCACTGATCGATCGTACCATCTTTTCAGTCAGATGATTCTCATCCAAAAATAGTTGATAATCATTCACACCCGCCCCCCAACAAACTCAGCCTCAACATTGTTAATTGCGAACTTCACCGGGTCCGACATTAAAATCTTGAACTGGGCTCTTTGATTAAACCTGCCGTTTCTTCTCCATACGACGCGTTTATTCAGCTTCCCCTGCTTCCCCATGGCCCGGTTTCTCTCCACCCTGAAGACTTTATTGTTATCAGATTTCTTCCTCCTCCCACTCCTGCCTCAATCCCGACTTCAAAGCGCGGCACACTAAACACCGCCTGACCGTTAGTGAATTCTCTGGTATCCACCTCACGTTTAATTTCCGTGCCGTATTCATCAAATACCGTGGTCAAGACTTCGCCTATTCGACCATCTTCACGGTCATAAGCAATCAATTTACTATACGCGGTCTGTAACAAGGTTGCGCGCCAGCCTGTGGTCCTGACATTACTCGCCCCATCCGTTACGTCCGATCGTCTTAAATGCCACCGTGGAGATTCATAGCAAATGGTCTCATTCGGCAAATCCCAACACATAAACGTGCTGCCATCCTGGGAATAAGCATAACCCACCACCTCGGTCAGTTCAGAATCATCTAAATCCTGTAGTAATAATTCAATCCCGGTGTTAGAAATCTGGACTAAATTACCCCCATCGAATTGCCAGATAGCCGGGGATTCATCTCGACCACCACCGATAAACGCAAACGTGCTTGAGCTTTTCACCAAAGACAAGGGCGCGAACAGTCCTTTATCCAAGAATAATCCACTACGGACAAACGGGAAATCCGTCCCGCCAATATTATCAAACCCTTCAATTGTCTCTGAACCTAGAATATACGCCTCGTTCTTAAAATTAACCGGCGCCACAATCACATCTGGATCTGACTCAGCCGAACCAAAATCCAACGCATTCCATGCCGTGCCATCATTCGCGGCAGAGATAATGAACTTCTTCGTATCGGTCGTCACCATGAAAAAAGAGTCGATAAATTCCAAATATTGTGGGGCGCCATTAGCGGTAAAGTCAGTATCGGTGATTTCAGCAAAAGCAGCGGTGTCCTGATTAAAGATATAACCTTTCCCGCCCGGGACTAGGATCATTAACTGAATCCCGTTGTCCCGCATCGAGACCTTGCGAGAACCATCAATAGTCCCCAGAGAGGTGGTCGTGAAGTCAGCATTCAGTCGGTATAAGGTCGTGCCGTTAACCAGGTAAGGCGTAACCCCAATCCTCCACCGGCCCCGGTTCTTTTCTGTCGCTCCTCCAGTCGTAGCAAGCTGTACTAGCCCTGGCGTACCAAACACCCGATGTAAGACGAGTTCGGCATCAATCTGCTCAAGCTTCGGGTATGCGTTGATACACTCCGTATTCAGCGAGGTTAGAGACGGATGACGGTTAAACCCATCGGTAAAGGTCAGGACTGTCACGTAACCCTCAGGTGGCCATTAGTGAGGGTTAAATTAGTTGTCGCAGAGTTATTCTCAACCAATAACGTCACAATATCAGTATCTCGTAACGTCCCGACCCATTTAACCAGGATATTCTGCGCTCGGTCAGCATCAAAAACCAAGCGGGATTGCTCCAACAAAGCGCCGTTAATCGCAAAATAAAAGGTGAATTGGTCAGAACCGGCAGTATTTATGGTCAGATTAGCCTCTAAATTGGCTAAATAATCCCCTTTGATGTCAAAAGTAATCGCCCCTGCCGTGGTTGACGTCGTATTAACATCTCTGTCAACCACCCAGGGTCCGGTTACTGCGGCCGGGGTGTCAATTGTGGCAATAGTGACGGTCGTGGAAGCATCAAGTCTTAAAAATGCTTGTGGCACGGCCACTGCGCGGAAGAATGTACTGAAAAACGCCCCGCCGCTGCCTTTATCCCCATCGCCGGAGCTGAAATCACTATTACCCGAACCTCTGGGGGTTGTGACAGTGAATCTGGAGGGAGTAATGCGTAAATATCGTGAACGTAAGTCGCTTTCGGCCTGGTTCGCCGCTGTTAAGACATCCGGCGAGAGCGGCACACCAAAAAGCGGCGCACATTCCCGCGCCATAATTTTCTTTAAAGCACGATTGACCGAAGCAGGCGAGGTAACAGGCTCATCAGGCGTGGAAACAGGTCGATAGCCAAAATCTATACCAGAATCAAACTGGTCAGCACAATAATCATTCAGGAATCTTACCCCAATGGCCGATTCATCAGCCTCTAAAGCGATATCCGCCTCATCGACTAAAGCAAGCGCAAAGCCGTCCTCAATGATTTCCTGTGCTGCGGTCATTCTTCGTCTTCTACCGTGACCTCTTTGGCGTCTTCTACTGTCATTTCAGTAAAGACCGGCACCTCTGTCACCTCTGCAGGCTTCTCAGTTGACCAGCCATCAGTCTCCAGATGTTTGGTTAAGTCGTCATCAAGATTGTTTGGGGTTATTTCCCTGCCTCCCGATTTATAGAAAGTTGTCATTAGGTTCTCCTTTAAAGGGGGCCGGAGCCCCCTAGTGTTAATGTCAGAGCCGCTAGTTATCTAACTCCTAGCCCCAAGCCTGTCCGCCGAAGAAAGGCTGATAGACAATAAACGCAGGCAGCAAGTCGAATCTGACCTTTTGGACGTTGGCATCACCATCGCTGTACTTGGAGACCCGGATAGAGAACCCGTCCTCAGTGGTAGCGATGGTATCCGTGTTAAACAGTTTAGGCAGTTTTACCGTACCTAAACCAAAGGCTTGAGGATGATAGATCAGGTTAGGCTGTCTCAACTCTGCAGTAGCACCCAGAACAGTCACGACATCACCAGAAACCAGCGCACCGTCAACCGTATTGTATTGCCCATTGGTCTCACGGATAGCAGGGCCTGTTGCAACTACTGTACCGGCACCACTACCGTTTAAGGTAACGTCGGCCGTAACAACTGCGCGCCACAGTAAGGCAGTGCCTGTGTTGTCAATCATCGTCTCACGGGTAGAGAGATTCAATTGACGTCTACCAGTAACTTCAAGTACATCACCGGCAAGAATAGTCCCGTCGTTGGTAAGGCTGTCAAGCGCAAGGCTTTGCGTCATCGTGTCTTTTGCGGTGACATAGGTGGCATCAGGTGTTGCACTTAAAGCACCGATGCGATCAGCAGAAGCGCCAGAGGTGAAAGACTTCAAGGCGTTTGAACGCATGACCCGCATCCCGGCCAACCGGTCAGAGACTTGCGCTCGCTCCCATGCATTATCTACCAGACGATTACTACCAGAGCTTAAGCTGTTCTGTACGTCTGCGAGAATGTTTGCAGTAAATGGTGACATGACATACATCCAGTCAGCATCCATCGGCACACCGCGAGACTCCATCTCTGCCTGCGCTCGGGAGACATCAGACCAAGTTGTCACCCCAGTACCAGGCGTACCAACGGCCAAACCACCGTTTTGCTGCATGAACGTGCCCAGATCTACTTCCAGGTCAGTCACAATCCGGGTAGCCATCGGCTCAATGATTTTATCCAGCTGATCAAGTTCCAGGGCTTCTTCGATGTTTTCCCATTCAGTTGCAACAGTGAAGTAGTTCTGAACTACCCCGGTTGCCTTACCAGCAATGATATCGCTCTTGGTGCTCGCAGAGATATCACCAGCAGTAGTCCGGATGGTGTTGTAGTCGTGCGGTCGTTTGAAGGAAACCGTCCCACCTGTTCTCGGTGTGTAACGGCCTTGGAGTAACTGAGTATCGACAGTCTTTGTCAGTACCCGGGAAGACATGAACTTTTCGAGAAAGATTCTCGCAAGGTCTTCCACTGTGTTGGAGGTTGTATTATTGGCCATGAGTGACTCCTAATCATAAGCGGAGCCCTCATCTCCGTTTATTCGTAGGTCGCGTTTTCAGGCCCACGTTTGTCAGGAGGTACACCGGAACCTGTTAAAGTCTCGGCTGGATCAGGCGTCTCACTTGCTTTTTTAGTAAATAAAGCAGTGGCCTTGGCTCTAATGTCACTCACAAATACAGCAGCATCACCTTCATTCATCTGATTAATCCGGTAAATATCATCCGGATTCTGAAAGAAGTGCTTATATATCAACATGCCCTGTTCATCGTTGACTACCCGCGTCCCCACATCGAATCTCAATCCGCCGTGGCTGGCTATGGTGGCATCCATCGATTGTAACGTGACCGCATCGATATCAAACTTTGTCGCTGTGTCGTTGAACTTCCTCAGTGAGTCACTAAACCTGGTCTGCTCTGCTTGTTGATCGGCAATCTGTTGGTTCTGTGCAGTTTCTACTGCTGCTTCCTGCCGCGCATCAAACCTAGCCTGCTTCCTGATGCCCTCTTCTCGTACCTGTTGCTGTTGTTCGTGATCCTCATCATAAACATCACCAGCCTTTGGCACTTCGGGCCGCGCCTCCTTTGGAATCTGTGCTTTGACGTTATCGAGCTGCTTCTGTAAATCAGCAGCTTTACGCCGCTCCTCTCTAGTCTCAAAAGCCTTCGCGGCTAATTGACTATCGACAAGCTTTTGCTGTTCCTCGGAAAACGTTATTTCTTCTTTCTTCTCCGGGGCAGTACCGGATTCAGGCTGTTCGCCTTCGTTTAACTGCTCACTCATGGTTAACCCCCTCGGGTAATGTTCATCGTGAATCTGTCACGTACAGTTAGTTTAACCTAGTTTTAGTCAGAATGACTACTGCATTGCTTGTTCTTCTAAAACCTCTTCAACTTGCTGGTCGAGTGCTTGCGCCAATGGCGGTGTAAGAATGCCGGTATTTGCCGCTTCAATCAGCCCATTCAGTGAATCAATCGCCTTATTCAAGGAATCTGTTTCACTCTTTCTGACGTCAATCAGGGTCTGCGTTTGCGTATCCTGGGCTTTAAGCTCGAGCGCAACCCCGCTTTGACGGACCTTCTCAGCCTCAATCTGTAACCGGGTCTGGTCGTTCTGTGCCGTCAATACATCTGCATCAGCCTTGGTCTGCTCTGCTTGAGCTATGACCATGTTCGGGTCAGGTGGTTGTGGCTGGTTAGCCTGGGCCTGCAGCTGTGCTTTCTCTTCATCCGTCATCTGGTCTTCAGGGATAACCCCTTGCTGGAATAACTGCGCCCGCTTGCGGTCAGCAATCAAATCCATCCCAGGCGCTGTAACGTTCTTCAGCAACACATCGCCGCCTAACTGGATGACCGATGGGTCAACAGTGGCAATCTCAACCAGAGCACTCACCGTTTCCTCTTGGCGATTCTTAAACGAGGCCCCTGCCGAGCAGACCACATCATAAGCACCGACAGATAAGTTGTTGAGCGTTACAAGCTCCCCCGTCTGCTGATCCTGTACCGTCTGATTCAGTGTCACCATATCAAAAGAATCATCCTCTTTTAGAATCCTCACGACTCGACCATCAGCGTCATAGACTTTAGGCGCAGCTTTGAGAATAATCCGTGCGGTGTGACAGATGGCCACTTCCTGGGCTGAGAAATACTTAATCGAACCAGTATCACCTTTATCCTGCAGTTTCTTGATTGCTACACCAGATTGGTTATTAATCTGCTCGCCCATATTCGGCGCGGTAAAGCCTGCTGAACGCGCTAGACCGTCTTGCATGGATTGGGAGACTGCCTGAAGTCCTGGGTTGATTTGCGCTCCACCAATTTGAGGAGGAGGGTTCTGAACGCCCGGCGTTGGGTCCGCATTGTAAAGTTGTACAGGGTCTGAATTGGTATTAAGCGTTGCCAATGTATCCGCATGATCTTGTGCTTGTGCAGGCGTCATCCATTGCTTAGCTCTTGGCGCGAGTGACCCTTCTTCAATCTCCCGTGACTTGGCATAGTTAAACACTCGTTGGAAGTCCATTGCCTTCTCAACCACACCCCAGTAGATAATCTTGTTCTCTGAGATTTTAAAATTGCCATAAGTCGGTATTACAGGCACAAACTCAAACACCGTCTCTTGGGCTTCGTTCAACCAGTTCTGGGCATCGAACTGACGTACAAAGACCACGTTCTGCTTGCGGGTTCTACGCCGTTTCTCAACCACCCCTTGTAATGCCAGCTCGTCAACAACCTTCTCAAAGTCATCATCAACCACATGGGTTTTACCGTCTGACATTAAAACAAGTTCACGCTCTATGGCCTTCACATAATAGAACTCACCGACCATGATGGTCTCGGCTTTGTTGAAGTAGACATTGCCTCTACGGTCCTCCTTTACCCCCATCTCGCTGCCTTCGGGCCACTTAATCTTATATTCGTCCTTAGAAAAAGCGGTCAACACAAAGCAATATTTACTGTCTGACCTGTCCTGTAATTCTGAACTCGGATCAAACCAGACCCGGTCCAGAAAGTTAGAAACCTTCTTGATGATTAAATCCTGGTCAAAAGAATCTGAATCAACAAACTCCTGCACCACGCGCCAGCCATCCATGCCCGCAGTGACCATCATCCTTCCCGAATGGTTAAACACATGCTTGGCATTAGAGATGTTCTCGATGTTGCGAATTAAGCCGTCAAAGGTCTGCGCGATGTCTTTAGTCGCGTCCCCACCAGCTGGGCTGACAGAGATGTCAAAGTCTGCCTGCTCCATCTCTCCGGCTATCTGGTCGATAATGGGGTTGGTGAAGTCGAAAGTGTAACGAGGTTTATCTGCATTATTAGCAAAGATATTCGCTTCCCACATACCATCACGTTTATCAGTGAAATGGTGTGCTTCCCTGGCATGCTCCCGCAAATCAGAGTCTGCCTTCTGGGCTTCTTTCAGGCGTTGTAGGGTCTTGTCATGGTCATCGAACTCATCAAGCTCTATCGATTCGTCCTTGGTTTCGATGTCAGGCATTAAGTCTCTGCTTTGGGCTTTCGTTTACGAAATTTTCATTGAACTGAGAAACGATATCTTTTTCGCATGACTTGCA